CCGGATGTGCATAATCGTCATGGCGTTCTTCTGGCCGGGACGGTTGATGCGGGCGTTGGCTTGGAGGTAAGTCTCCACCGATGTTACAGGTGCGTACCAGATGATTGTGTCTGCTGCCGTAAGGGTAAGGCCGTGGCTGGCGGCCTGCGGCTGGATAACCAGCACCTTCGGGTCGGGGTCGTTCTGGAACTTGGTGACGATATCGCTGCGGCGGTTGACCGGCACCTTACCACTAATGATAGCGCAGCTGATGCCTTCCTTCTCCAGTCTGGCTACCAGTATGTTGATGGTGTGGGTGAAGGGTACGAAGACCAGCACCTTATTGGACGTCTCGTTGATAATCTCCAGCACCGCCGTGATACGGTTGGAGACGTCGAACTCCAGCACTTGCCCATCGTCCGTGTAGACCGCGCCTCCGCTGATCTGGAGTAGCTTGTTCACCCGTCCGGCGGCGTTGACGGCGCTGACCTCCTCGCCTGCTGCCTCGATGAGTAGCTGGCTCTTGAGCTGGTTGTAGTACTTCTTCTGCTGGGGGGTCATCTCCACCTCCCGCTCGACGTGGACAACGTCTGGCAGGTCGAGGCAGTCCTTCTTCTCGAACCGTATCGCCGGCTGAAGCATCTCATGCACGACCTTGTTCGCGTGAGGCTTGGGTGCCCACTTGAACTTGCTGACCGACATCATCACGCTGTCGCGGAAAGGCCCAAAATATTTCGGGCACTTGGGTGTCTCCAAGAGCCGCGCCAGACCGTACGCGTCCAGTGGTGATTGTGCTGCTGGCGTACCCGTAAGCATCCAAATGCGGGGACTAGTATTTTTCACGATCCTGTTCAGGATTTTCCAGCGGTTGGTCTGGGCGTTCTTGTACGCCGACGCCTCGTCAACGACGATGAGGTCGAACCCCCCAGCCATGATTGCGTCTAGCGCGGTCGCCACACCATCGAAGTTGATGACGACAATATCTGCCCCGGCTTGGATGACCTTCTCGCGCTGCTTGGCGCTACCGTGTGCCACGCTACACGACCGGTGCATGGCAAACTTAAAGACGTCCTGCTGCCATGCCGACTTCATGATGGACAGCGGGCACAGCACAAGGACGCGCTTCACAAGCCCCTTCTTCATCAGGTAGTCGGCGGCCCAGATGACGCTGGCGGTCTTACCCGTACCTTGCTCGTTGAAGCAGAACGCCCGCTCGCGCAGCGACAAGAACGAAGACGTAACCTTCTGGTGGTCGAAGGGGGTGTAGCGCCCGGTCCACTTATAGTCGCGCAGGATGGGCGACGGGGCATCTATCCCCAGCTTCACCAAGGCTTCCGCTTCCTTGTGTCCCCAGTTCACCAACACCCCTTCGCTGGTGTTGGCGCTCTTCTTGATTTGGCTGGTGACCACAGACGGGTCATCGACGCTGACGAGCAGCGCCTTGTCTTCAATAATCTGCACTAGTTTGCTCCTAGCTTGTTACTTCGAGCGTTTACGCTCTCGTGCGCTAACCTCCGACACGAGGTTGCCCTTGCTGTCCCGCTTGAACGAGCGGTTCTTAGACTTCGGCTCGGCCCGCAGACCATCACCGTTGGTGCCACCCTTATCAAACGCGCGGACGTGGGCCACGTCCATACCATCGCCCTTCTTAACCTTGCCGGTCTTCATGAGCTTGGCTCGGGCAGCGTTACGCTTGGCCCGGTTCTTCTTCTGTACCGGGGTGCCTTGGTACTTCTCGTACTCCGCCTTGTAATCCCTAGCCATCCTCTACCTCCTTCGTCTCGAAGTACGGGGCCAGCAGTGTGACGACTCGGCCCGTCGCTAACGACTTACCTTCTACCACATCCGGCCACGCTTGGCTCGGCCCAACTATATGGTAAAGGTAGTAGAGGTAGCCGTGCTTGTTAGCCCTACGCTGGTGGTAGTCATCAAGCTCCGACTTCAGGCTAAGCAGTTGCATCAGCGCCTCCGTGGTCGCCAGTGTTCGCACGTCTCGACCGGACACCAACCGCACAGCCCGCTAGGGTTGGCGTTCCACACGCCGTTTTCCTTAGCCGCCTCCAGCCGGTCCAGCTGGTCGTCGAACACACCCATGTAGGTGGGCAGGTGCTGCCTGTGATGAATCTTCCTCGGCATCTCCTGACTGACAACGTACAAGAGAGCAGAGTTGATGGTCTCTACCTTGGGGAAGTGAACGAACACAGCACCCGCCAGCAGGTCCAGCTGTTTGATGTCTGCGTACTTGGCGTTCTTGCCGGTCTTGTAGTCCACCAACCATGCCTTGCTACCGTTCACGATGAGCAAGTCAGCGATGCCCCGGTACCAGACGTCCTTGTCAAAAAAGCCTCGCGGCTCCAACGCCTTAGACACGCCGATCTTGATTTCGGCGTACTTGGTACCTTGCTTCTTCGCCAGCGGCTCCACGATGGGACGCATGAAGGCGAACTTCTCGGGGATAGGTGTGCCGTTCGTAACGAACAACTCAGCAGCTTCGTGGACAGCGGTCCCGTAGTCAGCAGCTTCCCCCGGCTCGTCCTTGACGTCCTTGACCACCTTCAGGTGGAAGTACTTCTTCGGGCATTGATCGAAGGTTTTGATAGCTGAGTAGGACCAAGCAGTCATCAGGTTGTGAGCTCCCGCGCTAAGCGCTTTATGTTTGCCAGTAGGTTAGCGTTAGCATGTTGAGAGCCTTCTGTCTTCTTACCATGGGGGTATACCCCCGCCAGCCGCCCGCTCAAACGCACCTTGTAGTGCTTGGAGCCGGTCTCGACTTCCCACGGTAGCCCCGTCTCGTTAAGCGCCTGTTTTACTTTTACGTCTAGTTTCATAACACCTCCGGTGTGGGGGCGACCGGAGCCGCCCCCATCCGTATTACAGTCGGTCTGCGACTAGCTTGGCATAGCCGGCGATATCAAGGAAGTTATCCTTGTGCGTCGGGTTGCCGTACAGGGTGCGCCCCATCTTATGGGCGATCATCTCCATGCTCTCACGCATGTCAGCGTCCATTGCTTCCCAGCTGGGGCTGCTCCGCATGAGGTACTTCACACCCTGAATGAACTGCGCCTTGCTGGCGTAGTCACCGTAGTCCTTACCACGCTCCGTCAGGACCGTGTCTACGTTGTCAGCGTGTGCCTGTTGGCCACAACATTCCACTACTTCCCTAGGCCCTTCTTGCGTATCAAGTTCAAGCTTCGACTGCTGGTTCCGGTAGTTGGGATTAGACGCCAGCTCCGACTGCAATATCCGATACATGGGGGCAGACTCAATCCCCCGCTTGGCTGGCTTGGCCGGCGCGTAGTGCGGCGCAGTGATCGGGTCTTCGACTAGGTCTTTCCACAACCTACGGGTGTCAACCACAAGCGCCGTGCTACAGCCTACGGCTTTGACGACACGGGCGTTACTGCACTGAGGGTGCGCTTGGATATACTTCAGTATCTGACTCGTCTTGGAGTTTGGAAGGTAGTTTGGGTTGTTCTTGCGCGTGTCCAACTGGAAGACACGCCAGACTACCTTGGTGGGTACACCCAGCTTATCGGCAGCCACCTTGATTTCGTGTTCAGGGTAGGCGTCCAGAAAGGTTCTGATTTTGTTGTAGTTGTAGTCGGGTATAGCTTGTCTATTCATGGTTTGCTCCTACTTCAGGTTGCCACCGCTCTTCAGGATATCACCGTCGTACGTATACGTGCCGGTGTGTGTCAGGCGGACAAAGGGGTGGGCATAGACTTTGCCGCCATGCTTCCGCCACAGCTCACAGAAATGGTAGTCCTCCGACAGAAGGGCTCCGCTCTCGTCGATACTGGTAGCGAAATACTCGTGGGTGAGCGGCTTAGCGTACTCACCCGTATCTGGGTCTTGGAAGGATGACACTCGGTAGGTCGGGACGTGCGGCTTAAGGTGCTCGAACACACCGCGCTTGATGAGCATGAAGCCGGTGCCACCATGGCGGACCTCGATGCACCCGCTCTCGTCGGACTCAGCGTCTGCGCCGCCAACCATGTTGAACACGAACGCCCCAGCGTGATGCTCTAGCTCATCCAGCTTGCCTGCGCTTGCAGCGCGCTTGACGCTATCCCAGTTCACTTCCTTCTTGGGGTAGATACCGCAAGCGATGTCTCGGTCAGTGAGCATAAGCTGCGCCACTGCGTCCCCGTCGAAGCCAATGTCGGCGTCGATGAACATCAGGTAATCGTGGCCGCTCTCAAGGAACACACGCGCCAGCTCGTTACGGGCGCGGGTGATAAGGCTCTCGTTGGTGATCTGGCACCACGCCACATGCACCCCCAGCTCACGCATCTTGGCGACCGTGAAGAGCAGACCTTGCACATACGCACCTGTGCACATGCCACCATACATAGGGGTAGCAATCATCAAGCTCGGGCGTTTGGCCTCGACCGGCTTCACCTTGATTTCATCACTCACTTCATCTGCTCCTTCTTATGGGCGTAGACCTGCCGCGCAGCGGCGGCGAGGGTCACGCCGAAGTGCTCAGCGATCTCCTCAAAAGACTTACCCGCTACGTACATATCCCAAGCCACCTGCCGCTTTTCAGGCGTCCACCAGCCAGCAGGCTTGCGGGGGCGACTGACAATGTTACCCGTCACTTCTTACGCACCGCAAACTGGCGACCGATATGTACAATGTCAAGCCCTTCAGCGAAGACGTTCACAAAGAAGTCCGTAGCCAGCTTAGGACGGTGAAGGATGTCGCGGCTCTCACCCCACAGGTAATCGTCGAACACCATCAAGCCACCCTGCTTCAGCAGCGGCCACGCCATACACGCATCGGTCAGCACATCCTTGGCGGTATGGCTACCGTCGATATAGATGAAGTCGAAAGACGGGTGGTCTTCGGGAGCTTCCACCAACCAGTGAGCAAGCTCCTGCACGGATGTGGACTTGTGCTGGAAGATACGGCGGCGCGGGAACTTCTTTGCCGCGACAACCAGATTGTGCCGGAACCGATCTTCAATACCCTGCACGGTCTCAGCGCTGTGCTCCTCGCTGCCTTCCCATGTGTCGATACAACGAAGGTTATCACCCTCGGTCATCATGTTCTCGGCCATCCAGACGGCGCTGCGGCCCTCGAACGAACCAATCTCAAGGAAGTTACGTTGCCCCGGCGTACCCGGTAACAGCGTAGCAAGCTGCTCCCACACCGGGATGTTGAAGCTGAACCAGTCTTGCGTGAATTTGTAGTCAGTCATTTGCTTTCTCCTATTCTGGTACACGTTTGAAGTTAGTGGTGGGGATTAGAACTACCTGCTCGACGTCCATCGGGTCGCCCCGGTCGTAGCGCCCACCCGTGCTTACGGTGTGTTCAGTAGGCAGTTGAATAACGCCAAGCTGGTCGGTCCACTGCACAGCCAGAAGCGCATCCATGTTATGGTTGGTTGCGCCACACAGTGCGTCGTACTTATTTTTGCTAAGCATGTAGGTAGGGTATCGGCTGCGCTCGTTCTTTCTGGTTTTCACCTCGACCACGCACTTGCGGTTACTGAACGAGAACATGCCATCATAGAACGCATACTCCTCGGTGGGCACCTCTGCCTCCAACCCGAACGCCCGCCCCAGCTTACTCAGGACGTAGTGCTGGTTGCCACGGTCAGCCGCGCTTTCGTATTTCGGCCTACCCGCCATAGCTTGCTCCCATCTTGCTCTCACAGTTTAACGGCAATGCCGCTGCCCACTTCGGGCGGATACGCATACACTGCTCAACGAACGCACGCGCCTCGTTAGCTTCCTCCTGCGGTGCTACCACCACCACGCTATCGTGGACGGTCATGGCTACCTTGTACCTCCGGGCGATCATCAGCATCTGGTTGGCGATGATGATGCGGGCCAAGGCTTGGCAGATATTCTCGACGCACTTGCCGCCGTATATCCGCGTAGGGATAACCGCTCGGCCCTTCTTGGTGTCGTACACCATCTCCTGCTTATTCTTGTCGTTCAGGATAAGCCGCAGGTTGGGATAGCGCAGGCGCAGCAGGTTGGGGAGGACGATACCACCAGCGACAGCCAGCTTCATACCCTCACCAATCGACGTGAGGTTATTGACTACCAAGGACTCCAGCGCGTCACCCGTATCCCGCCACAGTTTGGGGATGTGGGGGTAGGTCTCCCGGTACACCGCGATGATGCGCCTGCACTCGTCCAGCTCCATGGTGACACCGAAGGTCTTCAGCTGTGCTTGGAACTTAGCCGGCCCCATGCCGTAGCCTGCACCTAGGATGGTAGTCTTACCCACGAACCGCTGCGAGTCAGTAACTTCGTCCACTAGTTCGTTGTAGATGGATGACGCCATGATCTTGTAGACGTCCTCACCCTTGTCGAACGCCTCAACCAAGTCCCACTGCCCAGCCAGCCACGCCAAGGTGCGCGCTTCAATCTGGCTGGAGTCACAGTCTATAACCACGT